TCGGTTGAATCAGCATTGTCCGGATGTATTAGTTCGTCATCAGTCATAGAGACAATAGCCTCTGTTGACTCAAAATAGGGGCGCTCTTCATCAATAAAATTAGAAATATTAATGAGGGCTAACTTTGGAGTACTTAAATCAGGAGAAGAGGCTTCTTCCATTAACCCCTCAAAGGAGCCGAAAAACGAGCCGGCTTGAACAGAGTCCGCGATGATGAGTCCTTTTTTGCGCAAGTGTGCAAACAGTCTATTCTGTGCGCCGTATACTAAATCATTCATAGTCTCCTTGGGGAAGGCAGTAATCTTATTAGTTTTGGTGGACAAGACAATGTCAATATCACCATGATCAAAAATCATGAGATCTCCGTTCAGGCTTTTACGGATATCCATCTCTAGACGGACTACCGCACTGTCGGGCGCGGGGCCGATTCTAACTACTACTGCCATCTGAGCCGATCTCCTTCACTAAACTTTGAGTTTTCATTATCATTAAAAGTAAATCATCATCGATAACGCACTCAGAAAAGCCATCCAAACGTTCGATGATTTGTTCTGTTTTAGATAACATCTCGCTATCTGCACTAATCTCGACATTTTGAGTGGCTACGTGGAGGTGTTCCTTTAAGCGAACAATCTCCTCATTCAAAAAAACCTTAAGTTCTAAAGCATTATCTGTAAACGATGAGATATAATATACTAATAGTTCTTTTTGCTCTTCCAATAATTCTTTTTCATATTTAGTATTAAACTTTTCAGTAAACGTCTTAACAACGATGATGTCAACTTCCCCTAGAGAAGTGGAGTCCGGGGTACTGCTTGTCATGTTCTGGATAATTTCGCCTTCTAATAATACTTGATCTTTAGGAGAAGTTTTGTCAGAAAAAATACGTGCAATGGAAGCCAAGGATTTATAATTGGGAACAAAATTATTAAAGACAGCAGGTTCAAGTTCCTTGTTTACATCACTAATGAGAATACTTTGTTCCTTAAACAGTCCGTTGGGATCAATCAGGCGATGGGCTAGTTTAGCCTCTCGTAAGATCTTTTCAGATGTCTTTTGATCGAGGTTTTGGTTTTCATATAAAGCGCGGTGGCACTCCAAATCTCTACGTAATAATGAATCTTCGTGGAAATGTTTTTTAAGGAGGGCGATTGCGGTGGATCGTCGATGAAGATCTTTTTTCAAAATAGCAACGGTGGCCTCTCTTAAAAGGGCTTCGTATACAAAGGCGCTATTCCTCTTTTTATTATGTCTACTCTTCATCGTGTGGCTCCGTAAGTTTGTTACTACTATTTTCTAATCCGGTAATAAGATCTCGGAGAGATTCGCTTATCTGGAAGAGTTGAGTTTCTTCCAAGCGCTCCCCTGCTTTATAAGTAGGTTCCTCTCTCTCATAAATACCTGTTGCTGCTCCACCGATTTTGGCTGCGGATTGTAAATCGTCGAGCCCGGGCACTACATTGCGGCGGGCCGAGCTACCTTTTTCACGGCTATATTTAGCGGCGTTAGAACGCTGGCGGGCGCCGGCGTCTCGCCGGTCGACCTTCTTAGGGTAATATACTTTTCCTTTCGACCCAGGGGTGAGTCGTGGCTCATTACGAGAGCCCGGGGGGACAGCGAGCAGTGTGGAATCATCGGCGGCGCCTTCATCGCCGGCGGGCGGTTCGGTGCCGGCATCTCCGGCGGGCATTTCGGCGCCGCCAAGTTCTCCGCCTAGGTCACCACCAAGGTCTCCACCTAAATCTCCACCTAAGTCTCCTCCTAAGTCTCCTCCGCCCATTCCTGCTCCTTCTGCGGCTGCGGCCTCAGCCACCTGTTGAAGAGCGGCATCGTGTTTGCGGTCGTAATACATTTCGCGCTGGTTGCGGGTAAATTCTTCATGAGACATACCAAATACATTTTCGGTAACCCAGCGGCGAGAGAAGTAACCTTCTGTGGCTGAGCCGGCAATGTCGAACTTTTGCTTCCAAAATTCAAGCTCTTGTAGTTCAGCAATCTTAGAAGGATTATTAAGAGATAAAGTAAAGCTTAATAAGTCGTCTCCGCGGAAGCCTAATGTATAGAGGTGAATAATACTAATCTTTGTAAGCTCTGCGATGAGGACTCTCTGCAATCTCTGAATGGTCCGAGCGAATCGGATATCCTTTTGTGCAAGAGTGGTCTTGTCTTCTTCGCCACCTTCGCCCATTGTAAGGTAGGACTGCGGGATCTTAAGGGCAGAGAAAAGCTTGTCGCGTAAATATTTGATATCATCAATCTGCGAAATGTTTGATGCGCCGGCTAGCGATTGGATATCTGTAGCGGATCCTGGTCGAATAGGAATAAAGTAGTCTTCTTCAATGGACATGGGATTATAGCGCAAGTCAACGCGGCCGGTTGCAGGATCAATAACTTGATGGCGCTTCAGTTGCGTCACCACCTTTTCCATATATTGTTCGACTTCATTCGGAGGCACGGCTCCTACATCAATCTTAAACACGCGGCGTTCCGAAGACCTCACAATCCGGTATGCCATCATAGCATCCTCCATCAACACCAACTGGCGCCAGATGCGGCGAGATGCTTCCAAAATGGAAGTTCCATAGGGAGCATACTTATCGTTTCCTAGGACTCGGAAATGAGCAACCTGCCAATTTTCAAATGTCATGCCGGCGGAGTTCCACTGGTATTGAATATAATTGGGATTGGTGGAGTCTTGTCCTTCTAAGCGCTCAATTTCCTGTGACGGAATAGCAATGACGGATTGAACTCCGTATTTATCATCGATATCCAAGTAAAGAAAGAAGTCCCCATATTTACACATGGTGCGCGCCCAGCCAAAAAGGTTATACTTGAGATTCAAAATACTATCAAAGAGAACATTAAGGACCGCCGAGATTTCTTCGTTCGGGCACTTAACATTTAACATTGGACGCAACTCAGAATAGGTCGTCATCTCATCTGCATAAATATCTAAGGTGGATGCAATCTCCGGCATGTATTCCATTTGATCAAAATCAACATACCGCTCGGAGCGACGTTGATTAGCAATGGCATTGACGCCAATATTATCTAAAGGGCTGTATAGCGTCTTTTTAAACTGCTGACCTGATGCTGATTTAAATCGAGATGAAAACCTATCAAGGTGTTGACGCCGGATGCGGCGTCCGGATTGGGAACGATAGCTAACAATCGGACCTGAAAAAAGCCTAGTTAAGGCTTTAAATAATCCTGATTGACTATTGGCTGGGTTGTTTTTTGGGGGAGTGCTTGCCATTTAATTTCTCACTTAATAATCCATTTATATTGCTCATAGATGTGTTGTGCATCTGTTAACTGTTTGTCAAAAGCATTATCTTTTTTGTAACCATGTTGTCCGGGGATACGGGTATTCATAGTAGTGCGGCTCGTAACAATAGCGTCCACAAACGCACGTTGGTAATTTAAATCACGAGCACTGGCTTGAATTGCAGTGTCTCTTACCCAGCATGTAATAGCCAGGGCCATGATTAAATCATCGTTATACCCCTTCATTGCTTGGGGTTTGCCATTTTTCCAAATAAAAGTTTTCATTTCATTAACCGTGCGCGACGAATACACCTTAATTAGTTTATTTCTTATAAACTCTTCTAATTTTGCAACTATTAGTGGGCGTGTCTTCATAGTAGTAGAGAAGCCAGGAATAGCTGACGATATACCTTCCGCTTGATATTGCTCAATATATTCGTGTGTCGACTTTATAGAATAATATATATTAGGATAACCGTATTCAACGAGTTTGTCAAGTACAGTATAGCCAATATTATTATTTTCTACTACTATCATCGCATTTCCGAACTCGCCACCTACCTGATTAAGCATGTTCGCGAACAAGTCTGGTGTAACCTTTCCTTGATATTCGCCAATGATTTCAAGAGTTTCTAGTTTTAAAACATGAAACGTAGAAAAATCGGCTCCATCGCCGCGGGCCACATCCACCACAATTATATAATTACACGTAGGATCAAATTCTTCCCAAATCCAGAAGTTGCGATCAAAACCGGTTCGATGTTTAGGCTCCTTCACATTAGATAATAACCATTCCATACATTCTGGATCAATAACTGTTTCGCCGGATGTGTTAAAATTACACTGTAACTCTTGCGCGATCTGGCGCTTGGACATATTTTTGGTTTCTTTCTTATACCATGTCTCATCTCGATCAGGATGTACATCCCATGGTAATATGGTAAGATTAAAGTTGTTGGCGCCGGCTTCAGCATCAACACAAGTTTTATGGAACCAATTTCCTACACCGTTGGGGGTTGATAGTGCAATACAACGCCCACCCGTAGATAGCGTGGGATATAGACCAGTCCACAATTCGCCTAAGCCTTCAATGTGGGCGGCCTCATCTAATACTAAAAGGGACAATGCCTCCGAACGACCGGCATCGCCTGACGTAGAAGCCGCTTTAATAGACGAACCATTAGATAGTTCAAAAGAAGTGCGGTTGTCCACACTAATGGTGGCAATCTTTAGCCATTCGGGTACGTTGCGCATAATGCCTTTAACCTTCTTTACAAGGTTGCCTGCCGTCGCAAACTTTGTTGCCATTACAAGAATGGCTTTATCCCGATGGAATAACATCATCCATACAATATAGCCGGCTGTGATAGTGGAGATACCAAGCTGTCGGGCTTTCAGGATAACGTTAAAACGATAATCGTTAAAATCATTAAGGAGTTCATCTTGAAAATCATAAGTATCGAATAAAATCAGCCCGTGCATCGGATGGGATATACGGGCATAAGTCTTCAGAAAATAGGAAGGATCTTTACCGCACTTTAAAATCTCGTTGACTCGCTTCTTTTTGTCTAGTTGAAAACTCATTCATCATCTACGATTTCTATTTCTTCTTCAAGTTCTAAAGGGCGCGCAGGTGTGTTGTCTTCTTCTGCTTCCTCACAATCGGAGCCAGTCTCGACGAGAGTTGCTCGCGCGACTTCTTCCATAATAATCTCTTTGAGTCGTGCAATAGAAATTTTCATGATTCTTTCTTCCTTGTATCATTCTTCGGGCGGGTTCCCCAGCCCCCTTGATTTAAAAACTTTTCCCAACTGCGCTCGACTGGAGCCTCGGAACCAGTTTCTAGATTCATTTGTTCACTCAGTCCACCAATTTTATAGTGCTTTTTGGCAGTCACCCAGGTGCGAACTCGCGAAGAGTTTTCGACTCGAATATCGACTTCTCCCTCTTCCGTCAAAGTAACAGAATCCCCGGTAATCTTTTTGTATTCTTTCTTGATCCATCCTGAAATGTCGGTGATACGCTGATCGATTTCTTCCTCGAAACCGCTAGCGATGACTTCTTTCAATTGAATCTCGGACTGGTAGCTCAAACACATCATGTCGCCATAAAACTTCACATTGAAGCCATCCATGACTCGTTGATCAACAAGAGCATCACCCTCTTCTCGGCGAAGGATTCCAGGCTTGTCGGGTTCATAATCCTCTCCCAGTGCGCCGTCATATGAGTTTGCGGCTGCTTGTGCTAATCCTTGTATGATTTCATAAATTGTTGCCATTATTTATTTCCTTTTGGTCTCCAACCTTTTTCCCATCTTTCCTCTCTGTCTTCCACATATTGAACGTAACAGTTGTAGCAACATTCATATTTTAGAAAGCAAACGTCATCTGCTGTTTTTTTCAGGGAAGAAGAGCACACCATACAACGTTGTAAAGAATCTCTATTAAATAGTTTCTTTGACACCTTTATACCATTTACATCTATTTTCTCTTCCCACTTCTTGTTCACGTTACTCTTCTTATAAAGCTCACGCATTTGATCGAGGTATTCTTTTTCTTTGATCTCGTCCCAATTTGCACGAGGGTTTTGAATAGTCTCCTTTCCGTATTTTTTGGCAATCGCTTGTTCAATTGCAGCAATTTTATCAAAATCTTTCTTACTCATTAAACAACCTATAGGACGCGTAGGTGGTTAAAATTCCTACACCAACTCCGCCGGCGGCCCACAGCCAATTATTGCGTGGAGACTGCTTTAATAACGATCTTTGCAAATGATCAATCTCTGCGTCCTTCTGAAAAATAAGAAGACTTGTTTCTTCGTGCAGGGCACTATATTGAATCTCCCAATTGCGAAGCTCTAACTCATAGCTTGCAGCTTCCACAGAAAGCTCGTATTCAATTCGTGCTTGGCATGCAAGGTTAGCCGTTGAGTTGCGCGCTAAGATTTCAGACAATGCCGGCACATCAAATAGCACACCTTCAAAAGGTGCGCACTGCTGTTGTCCAAGAAAAGTAAACTGACCTGTGTCAGCGGCTTGTGCTGGTCCGGCTAACATTAATAATAAACTAAGGAACATAATCAAATCCGTACATAGATATTATTGTCTCAGCTAGCTCTTCTGGGTTTTCGGAGAATTGTCTTCCGAATTCTTCTCTCCGGCTGTCGATTAAATCTAACAGTTTGTCTTGACTTTCTTGGTAATCCCGCTCTACTTGATCTAGTGTGTCTTTATAGCTCTGGAGGGATTCTTCCATATCGTCCAATTGCTTTTGGTGGATCGCTTGCAACCCAGCAAGCTGCGCTTGCAATGACTGTTCTGAAGCTTCGTATGCAGACTGCATCTGCTTATAATCAAAACGCATTTTTCCCATCACCACAAGCGAAAGA